AGCGCGGCCGATCGGACTGAAAAAAAATTTGTTTGATTGTCTCTTCGTCCATCATTGATGTCCGTTCTTGAGCTGCCAATACGTCAGAAGTTGGACGAACATCTTCCACCCGCGGGATAGGTCGTCCGAAGACCATTCAATCAGTTTGCAAAGGCCTGGGATTGAGCGGCTGACAAAGACGTTAGCGCAGCGAGCCTCTGGGATGCCGAGGCCAACGCGATACGCGGCAAGTTGCATCAAGTGCTCGTCGTAGCCCTCGACCTTGTCGCCTTCCGTAAACTCTTTGGTCTTGATGTCAACGACGACGCCTTGAGGCGAGTGTAGGTCGACCTTCCCGCCAAAGCCGAGTTCGTGCGCGAAGGAGCGTTCAGCAATCCAGCCGTGATAGCCGAAGGCATCAGTAATCGTGCGCGTACAGGCTTCAACGTGCTCGCGGTGCTTGATCGCAACAGATTGACCCTCGTAAAACCCCTGAATGGATGCGTGGATGTCTGTTCCGGCGTCTGCGGCTGCTCGCGCCTGGGCTTTGGAGTCTTCGAGGATACGAGCAATGAAGGCGTCTTCTGTTTCATCATGCACTCGAGGCAGTGTTAGTGCGGCCAGCAGAACCTGACGCTGCATCCATAGCATCAGGCCCGGCTTGGCCGCGATGTTAAGCACGGTCGTCACGGACGGCACGAGGTTGTATTTACGGGCATCACGCAAAGTTGTTGGCCGTTGAAAGCCATTGCCTGCGGTGACGGTGTATCGCGGAGTGCCTTCGCGGTCGTACCAGTGTTCAGCCATCAGAACAGACTCGGTTGAATGGATGAAAGCTTGACGGGATGAACCGTCTTGCCGGTGATTGAGCAACGTCGGGTCGCTGTCTCCTCGAGCATTCCGATAGCCAGGAGTTCATTGACACGCCCACAGACCGACGAGAGTTCTAGCCCAGTGTGTCGGGCCAGTTCTCGTCGACTGTAGGTTGTGCCAGGGACCATCTGGGAGAGGATGACGTTAGCTTGCCGACTGAGTTTCCCGGTATCTCGGTGATCGTGATACGCGGTCACAGATGTGTCAGCAATCACGATGCCTCCTCAGAATGGGATTTCTTCGTCCTGGGTTCTGGCCGGTGCAGGAGCGTCGCGGTTTTGCCACTCGGGAGACTGCGCGATCTTCTCTTGCAGCGATCGACTGAAGGTTGCATACATGGCCATGTCTGGCGCGGCAAGTGAGAAGAGTCCCAATTCGTTGTGCCCTTCAGGAAGTCCAGCACGTTTGATGGAAGGGGGAACTGGGGAAACCGCAACGACGTTGCTGTATTCCTTACCGTTCTTTCCGGGGGTTCTGGCAACGGTCAACATGCACCACTGGCCAAGGATGTTCTTGAGCACGAACCCTTTGCGTTCCTCGGCAGTGAAGTCCCGGCTTCTCCAGGAGGCCAGATCAGCGCGGAGCGTAGCTTTGTCTCCCAGGTCGTTGGTGTAGTTCTTCGAGATGGACATCGGCTCGCCCTTCGTTGTCAACAGCGGCTTGCCATCATCGTCTTCCGAGTAGATTTCCCACTGGATCATGATCTTGTGCAGATGCTTGACGCGATCCTGCCAGACCGATTTTTGAGTCCCGAGATCAACGATCCGGTAGCACCGGGCTAGATGCATGCCGGCAGGCACGGGGATGAAATCACTCACTCGTCCGCTGCTATTGTCACGTGCGATCAACATTTTTGATTCTCCTGAGTCCGCATTCAAAGTAGATGATTTGCCAATCCTCTTCTTGAGCCGTTCCATCTTCGGCGCGTATGAGGGCGTCTTCCAGTCTCTGTTGTCTTTCAAGCATCAGTTGGTGCATTTCTCCTTGATCCATCGCTACTCCTTCGCTGTGGAGGCTCAAGCATACATCATCTAATGCAGGATTACAAGCGATGGTGTAAGCTACGGTTATGGAGGACACCATGACTTTACGAGACCTGTTGAAGACGATGCCCCGCGGAGCGCAGAAAGAACTAGCGTTGCTGCTCGGGATTACGCAGACCTGGATGACGCTGATCGTCAATGGTCACGCACGGCCGAGCGCGGAGCTGGCAGCGAAGATTGCTGATGCGACCGATGGCAAGGTGACGCTGAAAGACCTACGGCCGGATCTCTTCGCATGAACTGGTACAAGTTCCCGGTTGTCGACTACCGCAAGATTGCTGCCGAGTTGCCAGATGCGGAAGATCTGGCCTTTCGCCGGATGATGGATCTGTACTACCTGCGCAAGGGGCCGCTGCCGCTCGATCAAGACGAGCTGGTGCGCGAGATCCGACTCGACTGGGATTGCATCGAGCCGGTGCTTTATGGGTTCTTCACGCGGACCCCTGACGGCTGGCTGAACGACTACCTTCAGGCGGATGTTATGCGCAGGATCAAGCGGTCAGAGACAAACAGCCAAAGCGGTCGGCGTGGCGGTCGGCCAAAGAAGGCTTGACAGTACGCAGACACGGCTATAAGATTGGATCTGTTGGCGTAGGAACCGACATCAATAGAACCCTTGCTCATGCATCCTGCCCAGTCCCTCCGGTCTGGGTTCCTACCAGGGTGCAGCAGCAAGGGTTTTTTGTTTTCTACGTTAGCCGTTCCCCTCACGATAGCGAGAGCCTGCATGGGCTGCGAGGGAGGAAACACCGGCCAATCTTCACCCTGATTGCGTGCCGACCAGCCTGTCTGCGAGGGACTGGTGTAGACGCTTGGGACAGCGGTGGTAGACCACCCAGGCATCGAAACAATCGCAGCCTCCGGGTGCTCTGGCTTTGTCACAGGATGACAGTAGCGGGAGAGGTGGGAAACCAGTCATGGGCTCCACCCTGGGGATGTCATGTTCAAAGTCCATGAAAACTATCAACATCCGAATCCCGATAAATAAAAATCAACGCCAAGAACAAGAAACCCGGTTACAGTCAGCTCTGTAACAAGGAGATCCAATGAAACCTGATGACGTAAGCGATGAATGTTGGGCCGACTTCCTCGAACATCGGCGCAAGAAGCGAGCGATTGTCACGGCGCGTGTAGTCCGGTCCATTCGAGTGGAAGCCGAAAAGGCCGGTTATACCCTAGAGGCTGCATTAGATCATTGCGTGATGATGGGTTGGCAGGGGTTCAGGGCCGACTGGGTCAAGGCTAAGACCGAAAAAGAGCGGACGCTTGACTTTTTGTACGGGCGAACAGGGCAGGATCGGACTATTGACGTTTTTGATTGGGAAGTGATCAATGACAAACCACCGCTACTTTAATCGCATTATGGAACGGTTCGGGGTGTTGTTCGGCCATCAGAAGATGGCGGCAGTCTTTCAGGGTGCTGATGACGCGACAGCGCAAGCCTGGGAGGTCCACCTGCGGTCGACTGATCCTGAAGTAATTCGTAAGGCGTTGGAGTCTCTTGCGACCAACCCGCCAGACTGGCCACCGGCGCTTGGTGAGTTCATCAAGCTTTGCAAGCAGATGAATCGCCCGGAGCACCGTGTCGCGCTTCCGCCGCCGCGGTTTGAGCCGACGGAGGAGGGCCGCAAGCTTCAGGCCGAGATCATGTCGTCGATCACTAAGTCGAACTATGACTACCTGTATTGGGCCAAGCGGCCTGGATCTGCGAGAGCGGTTGCGCTGTTGGTTCGAGGCGCTCGGGAGGATCGTAGACTGAGGGATATTCTGGATCACCTGATAGCCACCGATGGACACGACTGCCGACGAGACGATGCTCGACAAGCGATCCGAAGCCTTTCGGCATCAATGCGAAGTCAGGTGGCTTTTGCGCAAGGCTGACAGAGCAAAAGACAAGAAGGCTGCGACGTATGACTACATCGGACTGGTGCGGGCGGCTCGAGGCGATGATGCGGCGGACAAGTTGTTGAGAGATACGAGAGAACAATGGGCCAAAGGGAACAGGGGCGACGGATGGAAATAACCTTGCCATGGCCACCGTCAGTCAATACGTACTGGCGGATGTTCCGCGGTCGGATGCTGATCAGCGCCCATGGCCGCGAGTACCGCACCGCGGTAGCGGAGCAAGTGATGATGCAGCGAGGGGCGATGCATTACACCGCGCCGCTCAAAGTCACGATCGAAGCCTGGAGGCCAGACCGCCGGAAGCGGGATCTCGACAACCTGCTGAAAGCTGCTCTGGACTCGCTCGCGCACGCCGGAGTATTCGAGGACGATTCGCAGATTGTGGACCTACGGATCTACTGGGCTCCGAACATCGGCGGGATGCTCAAAGTAACGATTGAGGAAGTGCAATGAACGAAGCAAAACCGTTGATGGTGCGGTGGTTCAAAGGCGGTAAGGGGTTAGTCGGGGTGGTGAAATGCGAGCTCGAAGATGGCACGATTGAGTACCGCATCGGCGCGGTTGACGGGTTCATGGAAAAGATGGATGTCTTGCAACTAGTTGCCTGGGGCGCGGAGTTCCCGAAGGCCGCGGGCGACGCACTTATGAAAGCGAAGTGATATGGAAAATCCAGAACGAGCGATCGAGTACATCTTTGCGCATGGCAAGAAGCTGGCGAAAGCGAAGGCGGAACGAATCTATCTCGAGGAGTACCGCAAAAGTTTGAAGGCGATCCTGATGAAGAAAAGCGGCGAACAGACCTCGGCCGCTCAGGAGCGCGAGGCTTACAGTCACCCGGACTACCGCGA